GCGGGTCGAGCTTGCACGATATGAGCAGCGGGGTATTGCCAGCCCGGAGCGCCATCAAGTCGGCCACGCCGAGCGAGCCAGCGGCCCGGATGACAACCCACCCGCGTGAGACCAGCGCGCGCCGGGTCTGGCGCTCTAGGTAGTCACCCCGGCCCCGGTTGCTATTGGGCATCGGGCTCAGTCGGCCATACGGCCACCTCGCCGGTCTCGGGGTCGGCGCCCCACGCCAGCGCCCCGGTCTCAATGTCAGCGATGCCACCCAGCACGGTCAGCGCCTCGGAATGGCGTAGGTCGGTGGTGCTCTCGATGGGCCGCCGGGCCAGCGCCGACGTGATGCCCAGCCGGGTTTCTCGATCCTTGGTGGCGTCCAGCCCGATGCGCCGAAAGCTGGCCATGATGCCTTTGAGCGTGCCCGGCTTGATGCTGTCTGGGTCGCGGCCCGGCTCGGGTGGTGCCACCGGTGGCCGGGGGGTCGAAACCTCCGGTGGCCCCACGTTTTGAGTCTGCACCCCGGAGAGCGTTTCGGGCAGCGGCACGTCGATGGACCCATCGGGTGCGGGGTGCTCGGCGGTCGATGGCTCCCGGTCCGCTGGCAGGTCCTTAATCCGGGGTCTGGGCGCCGTTGAGCGCTTGGCCGGAGTCTTACGCCGGGGTGCCTCGGGCAGCTCGGCAGCGGGCGAATCTGGCGCCTCGGGTAGCTCGCCCATGGCCTCGGTCTCAGCGATGACCGATAGACCTTTCAGCACGTCGGGAAACAGTGTGCGGGCAAGGTCCCCGGTCGCCCGAGCTGTCAGCATCGCGCGCGGGTAGCTACGCCATGGGCCACGGCCAGCCAGCCCAGCAGCTCGGGCCATGTCCATGGTCCACTCGATCACCAGCCGCTCACCCTCGGGCCGACCCGCGCGCAGACCCGAGACCCGCACGCGGGTGCCCGATGCCTCATGCACCGCGATGCTGTGCCCGGCCCGGAGAATCAGCGCCCGCATTAGCTCGGCGCTGGGTTGCGGCTTGCCCTCCACCACGTGGATTCCGGCGAGCGCTTGCATGGGACCCACGCCTAGCTCATCGCCGTACATGATGGCGGCGGTCACCATGGCCGGGTTGTCCCGCATCGCGCGCGGCACAAACTCGGTCCCGGCGATGCGCTCAGCAAGTTGGGCCGCCGGTGCCAGCACCGCCACCCACCGCGCGAGCCCTTCCGGCTCTATCGGTGCGAGCGTCATCACGCCACCGCCTCGGGTGTCGTGAGCGGGTCCGATATCCAATGCTTGCGGTGCTGGCTCGACCAGTCAGCGACCGCGCCAGCGTGCAGGAAGTAGGACCACGCGGCATCATCGTGGCGGACCGGCACCAGCTCATAGGCGTCTGGGCGGACCCACACCGCGCCGACTTGCTCGATGCCGAGCCCGGCCATGGCCAAGTCGCCATCGTCCTCGGACACGTAGTGGCTTGCTCTCTCGTAGGCGGTGAGCTGTAACCCGTCACGCGGCCAGATTCCCGATTGACTGGTTTTGTAGTCGAGCAACCAGCGGTGCCCATCAGCGAGGTCGGCCACCAAGTCAATGCGCCCGGCGTACTGGTAGCCATCGTGAAACACCATGGCCTCGGTCAACACCGGTTGCACGTCCCACGCGTCGAGAAACCGGGCGAGCTGGGTGGCCATGTCGCGCACGTGGCCGGGCACCGGCACCGGCTCGCCATCGGTCAGCACGTGCTCGGGCATCGGGTGCCCGTCGATGAGGGTTTCGGCCAGCGTGTGAAGCATGGTGCCATCGGCGGCGGCCTTGTCCCGGGCTCGGTCGGCGGCGCCCTTCACATCCCTTAGCCACACCTCGTCATCAAGCACCGCGAGGTCCCCGGCGTGGGTCAGCGCGTAGGCGGCGGTCTCTTTGACCGCCCAGCCCATCAACGGGGCAGCCTTGCCCACGTGCCCGAGAATCCCGGTGACGCTCGGGACCCGCTTACCGTCCAGCCGGTACTCATGCCATGGGTTGGCCCGGAAGCTCAGCCGGGACTCGGGGCCGGTCATCGGATTGTCTCGGTGGCCTCGTCGGGCAACACCTCGCCCAGCCGGGCGGGCGCCTCGGGGATCAGCCCGACGCGCTGGGTCATCGACTCGACCGCCTCGCCAATCATGGCCTTGGTCATGTAGCGCGCGTGGCCTATCCGCACGTGCGGCCAGCGGCCAGCGCGCCATCGGTCGCGCACGGTGTTTCCGTTGAGGTGAAGCATGGCGCCCACCTCATCGGCGTCGAACACCTGCACCGGCACCAGCTCGTCGGTGGTCTCGTCGTAGGCGGTGATTTCGATGGGCACGGTCGGCCTCCCGGGAGCTGTCTGGCCCGCCGGGGTCTGGGGCGGTGCCCGCTAGGTGCGGGCGGTGGCGCCTTGCTTGTGGGCGCCCGACCACTGTTTTACCTCGGAATCTGGCGACACTCCCAAGCGCGTGGCGCACCTATTTGGGAACGGGTCCGGCCACTAATGCCTAGCCCTAGCGGGCGGTGTGGCATGGGCCACGTGGTGGTGTCACAAACCGCCGGGTCGTGTCACAGTGTCGGTCTCGGGTCCGCCCCGACCGGGCGAGACCGCCCACTAGAAAAGGTTGCCAGCCATGAACGCATCGCCAGCCCAACCGCCCACGCGCCTGCCCAACGCGTTACAGCAGCTCATCAGCGCGCACCTAGAGGACACCGGCGAACACCTCTCGGACATCGCGGCGCGCGGTGGTCTGCCACGCCAGACCGTTTCGGGCATCGCCCACCGGGACGGCCCCGGCGGCATCCCTCGCCGGGAGACCTTGCATAAGCTCGCGGTTGGCCTCGGCGTGCGGCCCGAGGTGGTCGAGCTGGCGGCGGCGCAAGCGCTGGCGGTGGCGGCGGCGGGTGGCGAACCGGCCCACCAAATCCCAACACCCGACCCTCGGATTGCCCAGCTTGTGGGATACGCCGAGCAGCTTTGTGACCAGCACTTGCGCGCCCTCATTACCACGGCGCGCGCATTGGTGCGCGCCGAATGATGGACCTTGCCCGGGACCAGCGTTAACGTTTCGTGGCAAGCGCGCCGAATATGTTGGCGTCACACCACCCCGGGAGGGTCGGCCAATGGATGGTCCAGTAAGTGCAGAACAGTTTGCATCGGGTCTCAGCGACCGGATGCTGTCATGTCGGGAGCTGGGCCACGCGTGGGTCCCATGGTCTGTGGAAGTCATCAGCGGGCCACGCCGCAAAACGGCGGCTGGCTACTTGCGCACGATGCGTTGCAAGTCGTGCCGGACCGAGCGCCAGCAGCTACTCGACAGCGCGGGCTCGGTGATCCGCAACGGGTACAAATATCGGGATGGCTACCTCGCCACCGAGGTGGAGACCGGGACCTATTCGCGCGACACATTTCGGTTGGAGAGTGTGACGCGCTGGTTAGACAAGCACCCGGTTGACAGCGATGACAGCGCCAGCGGGCGCGCCGATGCATCGGTCATCAAGCTACCCACCCGCAAGGTGTCGTGATGGCCAAGACGATTCTCACGCTATGCGACCCATGCCTAGAGGATGGGACCGAGGCGCGGGCCGAGACATGGCAGCTCAGCATCCGGCGGCCCGGCGCCCGCAAGGCTGTAGAGCGCGAGCTGGACCTATGCCCGGACCACGCCAAGCCTTACGCCGAGCTGGTCGATTACCTCGGAGACAACGCGCGCACGGCCAGCAGCCCGCCGGTGCCAGCTCGCAAGGCACCGGCGCCAAAGGTCGAGCCCGCCACCGAGCTGTCGTGCCCGCTGTGCCAGCACGTGGCCAACACCCCGGGTGGGCTGGCCTCGCACGTGCGGGATAACCATGGCGTCGGGCTGGGCGAGGCGCGGGCGCAAGCGACCGGGGAGACCTTGGACTACCCATGTCCCGACTGTGAGCGCGCGTTCAATCGGTCTCAGTCGCTCGGGGTGCATCGGGCTCGGAAACATGGCTACGTGGCCGAGCAGCCCGGCGCCCGGTGAGCAGCTCGCGCAACCGCCTAGTTTGATGTTCGGACAGCGGCGGTGCGGCCTCGGCCTCGGCTTGGGACAGCTCCCGGGTCCGGCGGTCGATTTCGTCATCGCTCATAGACCGGAACGTGCCCGCGCCAAGCCTTGTCTGGCAACCGGGTACGGCGCGCGAGCGCACCGGGGAAAGGTGGCGGCGTGT